CCTGATTAGGTGTCAGGCCAGCAATACCACCATAACTGTCAAGCCATTCTTCATTGACGTTATCAATCATCAATTCAAACTGTTTTTCAGTCACGCCTCTAGGTAACTGATACTTGCCTTTATTTAGGGTGCCAATGCCGCCAGTAATAGCGGACAACGAGTTTTCAAATTCGCCTTTATCAAATACGCTAGGATCAGGATTGTTTTTAGCGTAATGATTAAGTGCCGCTTGGATAATCAAGCCACGATTTTCTGCTTGATATACCTCACCTACTGGACCAAGATAATCATCAGCAACACCAACATAATCTTTAAATGTCGGAAGTTTTGCCTGATCTTGCGCCACCATTTCTTGACCTTTTAACGCCGTCTTTTGAACTGTTGCGTCATTGGTCGCGCCAATCATTGCAAATAGAGGATCACCAGCTTTTGCAATCGTAGGCCATACGGCTGGATCTTGATTCAGGCTTTGCGCCATACCAATCTTTTCTTGAACAGTCATCGCTTCAAGGCTGTCACTAAAAGCATCAGCTTCCGCATCAGTCATTGGCGATATATCTCGACCATAGTGAACAGAAGCAGTCTTTGCCGCTTGCACTCTATCAAGCCATGATTGTGGGTCATTCATATCTAATGGCGCATCAGAGACTACGCCCTGCTTTATCGCAAACGCTAAAGGATCTCTGTTTAGCTGAATGTTGATATTGTTCTGAGTCTTTGTAAGTAACTCATACATCTCAGCATCTTCTAAAGCAATCGTATCTGCTTCAGTCAATATAGCCGCTCGTTGTGAGGCAGATAACAAAGCAAAACTTCCTACCTCTTCAACGCGCTGGAAATCATCTTCGTATTCAGTGCCAACAACGGCGGTCGCAAGTTCTTTTAATTGACCGGGATCAACCTTTACACCAAGTGATACAGCGGTCGCATAGGAATCAACTTGCTCGCCTAGCGCATCCATGGCCGCTTTGTTTGACGCATCAAATATAGATTTTTGCCGCGTAACCATCTGTGCGGTTGCGCCTTTCCAAGCATCCCACTCGCTTGACTCAAACTGACCGGGCCTTTCAGCTGATGCTATTTTTCCGTAGGCCGCACCAAAATCGCCGTCATCCATTAATTGACGCACTTCACGCATCACGCCGCCAGTTGCGAGCGTTTGCTCTATATCGCGCTTTACGCCGTCGTAATAGCCAGCCTTAACATCACCCGCATCCTCTAGCGCTCTTGCTGTAGTAAGCACTTCAGTAGCTAACTGCTCTGCAAAAGACACACTACCCTCTTGGGCTTCTGTAGAAATTTGCAGTATCTTTTGATCGATGCTCGATGTGTTAATAGCTACAGCGTTTGCTCTAGCCCGCTTACGTCCTAAGTCTGCAACTCTTACGCCATTGCGTTCAAATGCTTCATCGTAGATAGATTTCAAGGCAGGCTGAAAACGCTCATCAACATTTTGTGATAAGCCTTGAAAGTATTGATTGGCATTCGTAGCAAATTGTTCAAAGTCACCATCAGCTTCTACATTAAATCGATCAACCGCAGACCTAATGTCGGAAGTGACCTCATTCATATAAGCCGTTTCTACGGTCTGATTGAATGCTTGGTCATAGATGCTAATAGCACTTAAAAGACCTTCTTTAATCTCGGGTGATCGGCCTTCTTCTGCCGCCTTTAATGCTTCTGTAGACGCGTCTTCAATGGCCTTTCTTTTTTGTATGCGACCACCGACCTCAAACGCAATGTCACTAACTGACTCAGCCAAGCCAGAGAGAGCCTGCAAGCGTTTAGCCTGAGAGGTGTCTACTCCTGTTGGCGTAAACTTGCCGTAGTATTCAATGCGCTTCTGAGCCATTTTTAACCGCCTTCTCCGCCGCCTTCTCCGCCGCCACCGCCAGCCAATGTCGCGGCTTGAACACCTGTTTGAAGTAATGTGCTTGCCGCACCAATCGTCCCTAGCTGAGTTGCCGCTCTTGCTTGTCGTTCTAATGACGCCCTTCGTAGGCGCTCTGATAGGTCAATAGTCATCTCGCTAAGACCTGCTTGTCGTGCGCTTTCCAGTGCCAAACTTGCCGGCGTACCTTCCCCCGATATTCCCGCAGTTGAGAGTGCCGCGACGTTAGCCGCTAACGCTCTGTTTAACTCTTGACGCCGCTGTAGCTCCTGACTTTGAGCCGCCATTTCTTCTTGCTTGGCTTGCTCGCGCAATTGAACTTTTTGTGCTTTGCCAGCTTGTACTTGACCGTAAGCAGAGACACCACCAGATGCCGCGACAGCAAGTGCTAATATAGTAAACGGGTCCATTTAATTACCCTCAACCTCGTATTCAATCATCTGTATGTGCATGGGCGTAGGATCAGGCGTCGATATTGTTGGAACAACCTCTCTACCCCAGCCGTTAATGTCATAAACATCTTCTATTATGCCACTTGTCGGCGTAATAGGCTCAGGACTCAGTGGCGACGTAGCGCCGGCCTCACCAAATGCGCGGATAGGCACAGCAACACCGTCAATCGTAATGCCAGAAGACTCATAAACCCGTAGATTCATGCGAACAATCTTCTTCAAGCGCATCTGATTAGCGCCTGATCCAAGGTTAGTATTTAATGGCATGGGCTTGATCGTCGGTGTAAACAAAATGCCCACTTCATAATCGCCGGAATACTCTTCATTGGCGTCCAAAACGATCTTATTCGATGACACAGTGCGCCGATCTAACACGTAATTTTCTGTATCGACTAAGACACTGACCTCTTCACCGTTCAAATGCTCAAGCCCGGTGACATCTGACCCGGTTCGCGTGTTCTTAACAGAGCAATCGAGCATATAATCAAAGTCCCAGCGCTCGACATAAAGGCGGGTGACTAGATTGATTGTCCGTTCAACAGAGATATACAGCTCATCGTCTACAACGCAGACACTTTTGATGTCGCCATCAGTCTTCCACTGGGTATAGCCGTTAATATCTTGGCTTCTCAGCGTGTTTAGAATGGTGGCATTGCCATCTGAGTTAACAATAAACAGCCAGTTAGCGTCATCGCTTGCTGTTCCTGCCAATAACGCCATATCAACCGGCTGATTAATTAAATGAGAGGCTAAGACAGAGCGATCATCCGTGATATATGCGTCTTCATTGAATGAATACACAAAACTTAGCAATGACTTGCCATGTCGGTCGATAAATAGCGTTGATCCGTCTACGTCTTGGACCTCAACCCTATTCGCACCGTGGGAAGTCTGTGGCTGAACATTGATATTGCTTGGTGTTACCGGCCTGCTAGTGACTGCAAACTCAGCGCCAGAGGTAAAGATCTGCAAGTTACGACCGGGGTACACGTCAACGATGTCAGTCAAATTTCTTGATGAGATAGTCGCAAAGATCGCCTCATCATCATCGCCATCATCAATATCAAAGTTGAAGAAGTCGCTAGATTTAGACATGAACAGCGATTGCGGCTTTGACTTTGTACCGCCAAGAACCAAGCGGCCTTCATAGAAACAAGCACTAATAGGATATCCACGAGTCGATGACCAAACATCTTCTTTACGTGGTGAGCCTTGAGTCGTTTGGGTAAATGAAACGGTGTTAGTAGCATCACCCTCAGTAAAATAACCAGAAAATAACTCAAATGCCTTAGCTGAAGCGCCCGATATCGTGATCGTATATTGCAGAGCGCCGGTTCTAGCTACTGATACGCCAGTCGATGCAAAGACAGGCATCTCTTGCAGATTCTTTTGGATGTTGAAAACGGTTGCTGATTGCTCATCCGCCGTACTATCGCCGGCATAAGTAATGTTTTTTGACTGGATTGACTCAATGTCAACTTGAAACCTGTCACCAATAGCAAGACTTCCGCCGCCTAGCGTCATAACTTGCACTTCGCTGGTCGGTGTTGGGCTTAGGTCGTCGTCATAATCGAACTGAGGGATATTAGTAAAGGGGATGTTATCCAATACCCAATCTTCATCAGTGCCTAAGTTGACCAATCGCATTGGCTCAAAGTCGCCAAAGACGAGCATGACGTTCTCGATCTGTGCAACCCGTATATTCTCAATATCTTCCGCAGGTAACGCGCTATAAGTAGGCTTGATATCAACAGCAAAAGTGTTCGGTGTCCGATAGATGCGGATGTTGTCGCGGGTAAACTCAACGAGATAATGGCGATCATCCTCAACGCTGAAATCAACGAGCCTTGGCGTACTGATAATCGCAGACTCTTGATAGAGCGACAGCCCTGCAAGGGTTACTGTTGCCGCGCCCAAGTCAGTCGATCCAATACGCGCTAGACGCCAGTACCGGGCAGTCTGTGAGACGGTAAGCCTAAAGTCCTGTGGATTCGTACCAATTAGAGAGATAGTCGCCGCATCGGTATACGTCACATCATCGGATGAGTATTGGACCTTAAACTCTGTGCTTGTTCCGGTAGATAAGCTATACGGCGCACATCAACAAATTTAATTGCCTGCGCCGATAGCAGATCCATCTTTGCCACAACATACGGATTAGTCGTGCTAATACCCGTTGTAGTCGATGTCGTTGTGGTGTCGTCGCCGTCATTCAGTACAGTCGTTGTGCCGCCATTGGGCATCGTGTACGTGGGCGACATCTTTGAAATGCCCTTAACACACTCGCCGATAAACTCAGTGCCGGGTCGTCGTCGCAATCCACCTTGAGGCACAATCACCACATTCTCAGCCGTCTCAACCGCCTGATAATACTGATTGATATCGGTACGGCCTTTCAGTAGCGGGGATAATTCACCACTAACAAAGCTCGACTGAATGAATCGCGTCTTAGCCATCAGAATTTAATCACCGAAATCTGTATTGCGTTTGTTGCCGGTGCAAATGCTGTTGCCGCACTAGCTTCCATCCACGCATCAACGCTAGTCGTTGCATAGTTGGCTTGAATATATTGACCTGCGGCAAGAGTAAGGGATGCAGAAACACCAACATTGAGATATGAGCCGTTCTCTTTAATAGTTGTGCGAACAGACTTAGCGCCGGTATCGCTACCATTAATAGTAGGCCAGAAATAAAATGTCTTAGCCGACGCGCTATTGCTTAATAATTGGATATTTCCTGCAATCAAATACGTGCCAGCCTCAGTAAACTCAATCTTCGTATTGTCTGACTCATTTAGTTGTATGCCGCTAGTCGCATTCACAGTGAAATTGAACGGCACTTGGTAAGCAGTATTTGGGTTTGTAGCTACGACATCCACATTAGAGCCAAAGATATTGCTACCAATGCCTGTAGCGGCCACCAGATCCTCTCTGACGACCGTTACCGTCCTAATACCTACAGCAGTAACGCGACACATAAACGTCGTTACAGACGCTCTCACGAGGATATAGTCGTTTACGTTTACCGATGAGTAGGCGCGATTGAAATAACCAGTCCCCGTGACAACATCCCATGTGTCATCGGTTTGATACGTCCACCAAGATGGTGCTGGAGTAGTTCCCCCGTGACGACTAAATGACTCGAAATCAAAAGCCATTAGTACCTCACACTAACAAAGGGATTACTTCTGATCGGTTGCGTAGGATGCTGTTGAGAGTCCGTGAATCGCGCCATACGGGACGCATTAACATAAGCCGCCGCCATCTCACCCCTAGCCGCCGAACTGTCTCTAATGCTTGCGGCGAAGTCCATAGCCAGTGCGTACTCGATCATCTTTGCAAAGTACACGGGCCACTCATCTTCTGGCGTGTTTGCAATGTAGTCAGCGTATAGGGCTTGGGTAGAGTTGCTATATAGCTTGTCACCGTAGATCTGATAGCTGTCATCAGGCGTTACAGTGATTAGAAATAGTAAATCAGTGGGTAGCTGGTAGATGCTACGCCAGCCTTGAGGGTCAACCGGGGTATCGGTCAATAGAGATATCTGCGCCTTCTTACGTGCAAAGCCCCAACGATGCTTGGTCAGCTCGTTCTGGACGATGTTGTCGTAAAGATTGTTGGCTACAGTCTCGCGCCGTGATCCACCAGTGAGTGAATTAATCGGAGTGTCCCCGATCAGAATAAGCGCATTGCTAATTAAATCGATTTTACTCGCCATAACTCACCTAGAAATAGAGTGGCCCCCGAAGGGGCCGAGGAACTTAGGCGTCGCCGAGTGCAGTACCGGAAGCGCAGTCGATAGTGGTGCCGTTGTTAGTCTTCACAAAAGTGATAGTAACAGCCGCCGCATCTGAGTCGCTTACGATGATGACATCGTTGACTTCAAGTTCGTTGATAGCTGGCAGGAAGTAATCCGAGCCAGTTACAGTGGCGATTGAATCAGGTGACGCATAAGCGTAAACCTTCTGTGAATCGCCCATACCGCCAATGCGTGAGAGCTTAGTGTAATCAAATGCCATGACTTAGTTCTCCTTACGCAGTCTTGTCATACTGAACTTTAACCAGACCACCCTCGTCGCGAACGACAGAGCCAGCCTTCAGCATACCGTTGGTCAACCATGCAGTACGCTCAGGAATCCAGTTAACTTCAGTTTTCATGTCGATGCCGATAGCAAGGCCAACAGCGGGACGCTGGAAGAACCAAGAGTCAACAACATTCGCCGCTTCAGTCAATCCGCCCTCAGTACGAGTCTCAAGGATTACGAACTGGAAACCACACAGAGAGTTGATCTCACCAGATACGAGAGCCTTGATTGATTGATAGTCGCTAGAAGTTGCCTTCTCGTCGTTCAACAAACCGCCCAAACCGCCAGCTTCGATAGCCGCATACAGTTCAGTTGATGGAACACCTTGATCCCGAAGCTCAACCTGTGCGTCGATAACCTTAGCCATTGTCAAGTTGGTGCCGCCAGCCGCTACAGTAGTAGTCAGCGGAGTAGAGGCATCCATCGCGTCAATGACAAGCTGGTCACAACGACGGCCAAGAGCGCCAGCGATAGTGTTCGCAAGCTCTTGCTTCTCGTCAAAGTTAACTTCCTGTGCGTCAAAGATGTCGGTGTACTCAGGCGCGTTCCAGTTTGCGAGAGTCGCAGTCTTGAACTCGTGAGATACGTCCATCGGAGTGACGAGATCGGAAGTTGATTTTTGGTTGGCAAGTCCCTTACCCATACGGCGGAACTTGTATGTATCACCCACAACATTGTTGCGGACAGTGACAGTGTTCTTTAGCAAACCCATGCCTTGGTAGGCGTGTTTTACCATGCTATCAAACTCTGTTACTGCTACAGCAGAAAGATTCTTTGACATGATTCAGTCTCCTCAATTGTCAAAGTTAATAACAATGATTTGAGGTTTTGGACTGAGTACCCGATAGCCGGTCAGTCGTTCAACCTAAACTACCGGGCCTAAAAGAAGGGGTATCCGATGTCGCAATGATACCACTACATATAGCGTTTATCCAAATGTCTGAACGTGTGGTTTATCACCACCAAATTCTTTCATCATGCGCTGGATCTTGGCCTCGTGATTGCGATCAACAGAGCGTAACAAGTTGCCATGCTCGTCTTTCTTAAACATCTCAGCCTCAATGTCTGACCATTCAACGCCACCGGGCTGAACATAGCCATCGATAGGTAGTTTGGCAGGGGCAGTCGCCTTGACCAAAGCCTCAACCAGCTCGACAGATTCAGCACTGTTCACGGCATAACGTAAACGCTCGTATGTATCGCTATCCAGATTGTTCTTCATGTACTGTTCAACAACCTTGACGCGCTCAACAGCGTTATCGCCCAGCTTCTCCATCTCTGCCTCTATCGAGACCTCTTCAATGGCTTGCTCTTGGGCAGTCAACAGCTCCCATGCTTCGTTCATAGCAGACTGAGACATGTTGGTCTTGTTGCCAAACTCAACTAGCTCAGCCCACAACGCATCATCAGACTCAACACCCTCATACAGCTCATAGCCGTCTTTAGGTGAGCCAGTGAATCCGCCGAACTTCTTTTCCAATTCGGTGTATGCCTTGGCTTGCTCTGCTACTGACTTGTATTTGTCGGCTTTGTACCACTCAGGCATGTCGCCAACGCCCTTGATTCCCTCACTTAAAAAGTATTCGCCCTCACCTAACGTGGGTTCAGCGGCGTCTACTAGTGAATTCAGGGTATCGCTACTCTCTACGGCCTG